TTGGTCCCGACGGCCACGGTGGCGACGACGGTGTTGTCACTGGTTCGGATGACCGAGACGGTGGCGGAGCCGTAGTTGGCCACGTAGGCGTAGGCGCCGCTGGGCGTGACCGCTACGCCGATGGGGCCGGTCCCGACGGTTACGGTGGCGACGACGGTGTTGTCACTGGTTCGGATGACCGAGACGGTGGCGGGGCCGTTGTTGGCCACGTAGGCGTAGGCGCCGCTGGGCGTGACCGCTACGCCGAGGGGGCTGGTCCCGACGGTTACGGTGGCGACGACGGTGTTGTCACTGGTTCGGATGACCGAGACGTTGGCGGAGCCGTTGTTGGGCACGTAGGCGTAGGCGCCGCTGGGCGTGACCGCTACGCCGATGGGGCCGGACCCGACGGCCACGGTGGCGACGACGGTGTTGTCACTGGTTCGGATGACCGAGACGGTGGCGGAGCCGTGGTTGGGCACGTAGGCGTAGGCGCCGCTGGGCGTGACCGCTACGCCGTAGGGGCCGGACCCGACGGCCACGGTGGCGACGACGGTGTTGTCACTGGTTCGGATGACCGAGACGTTGGCGGAGCCGTTGTTGGCCACGTAGGCGTAGGCGCCGCTGGGCGTGACCGCTACGCCGACGGGGTTGGTCCCGACGGTTACGGTGGCGCACCCGACACCGAACCAAAAGGGGGTCCGCTGAGCGCTTGGAGCGGACGCTCGGACGCCGCGATCGTCCGTGATGTTCCCTGCCGTGATCGTGGATGCGAGGGCAGCGACGGCGATCTGCGCCAGGCTGATCTCCCAAACTCCCGCGGCGACCTGCGTCAGCGCGGGGACGGCAGGAGAGACGGAGGCGATACCGGGAAGGACAGCGAGCAGGCTCGTGCGGTTGGCGAGATCTCTGCGGACCACGATCCGGTCGATCCTGGCGTGTGAGGCATCGGCAGCCGCGAGCGCGAGCGTCTCCTGGCCGGTGTAGACCTCCAGCATGTAGCCCTGGACGAATGCCGCCCCCGTGTTCACCCGGACCGACATGGCAGCCGGAGACGAAGCTGAGACGGCGAGCTCGTTTGCGAACCCCGAGACCACGCCGTCGCTCATCATGTGGGCGAGCACCTGCGCCCAGGCGTCCGAGGTGTAGATGCGGTCGCCGCCGACTGAGTCGTAGAACCTGCTGCGCTGCGTCATGAGATCACCTTTACGCTAGTTCGCTCGTGCTGATAAGCCCCGCGGGCGAGGTCGGGAACGGCCGCCCCAGAATGGCGACCACTTCGGGCACCACGGAGGACTGGACCGTCTCATCAACTTCTACGATCCGGGCGGGATAGGACAAGCCGCGTTCCTTGTTGCGGACGGTCACGATGTCTCCGAGGAACCAATCGACCCCGTACCGGAACGATCCATACGCCGAGACGTTGGCCTCTAGGCTGAACTGGCCGGCGTTGGCCGCGAGCACATCGTCGCCGCGACGCCCGAGCAAGGTCGTATCTCCAACGGTGACGTCTCGGGCGTCAACGAATGCCTCGCGTCGATCGAACCCGGTTGGCTCTACGGCGGGGCGCGTGACGATGTCTCGGGCGGCGCCCAAACCCTGACCGGCGACCAGAGCGAGGCTGATCGAGCCCGAGAGGTTCGTCAGTTCCGTCCACGACGCGAGAGTCTCGAACGAGAAGTCGAAGAACACGCTCGCAGAGCGATCGGTCCCCGCGATCACGTCGAACGTGAAGCCGCTGGGGAGGCCCAGAGTCGTCGCGAGCGTGGTCTTCCATCCCAGCGCCCCGGCCTGGCCGATCTCCGCCAGCAGGTCGACAAGGTTCTGGTACCGGGCGTCCTTGGAGATGACGGCTCCGCGTGCGATGTCCGCCGCACAAGCGAGCCCGGGAACGATCCGGGCTGCAGCAGCGGCGGGCCCCATGTTGTCCCCGACGTAGTGCTTCATGGCCGTCTCCGCCGCGACCGAGGTCTGCGAGTCGTATGCCATGCCTGCGGTGGGGAGACAGAGCCGCGGGAGCCCTTCGATCGAGCTGCCGTTTGCGGTCATCGTGTAGTTCGCGGCTGAGCCCGACTGATCGATCTCCAGCGTGTCCACCAAGTAGACCAGCTGGTCGCCGCCGGAGGGGTCGGGCACGAACAGGAGCCGGCCGGCCTCTAGATTCGGGGCCTGGCGCCAGTTGGCGACCAGCTCGATCGTGTCGACGCCCCAGAACCGGCGCTTAAGGGTGAGTCGGGTCGAGGCTTCCCCCACCAGCCCCAGGGTCGCGAGGGTGTCTCGGTCGAGGATGTAGGCTCTCATATCCCGCTGTACCTCTGGCGCCAGTAGAGCGCGGCGTAGCCTGAGACGTTCAGGCCGGCGCCGAAGCTGACCCAGTTGGAACCAGGAACGAGGCTCCAGAAGTCCGCATTGGAGAGGTCCAGCGCCGACATGAGATCGGTCCGGGTAGCACCCGAAACCAGAGTGACCGACTTGGCGCCGAAGCTCGTAGCGATCTCGACATAGTCGCCTGCCGCCAGAGCCGTCAGGATCTTGACGATCTGGCCCGTCGTCAGGTTGGACATGTAGACGTTCGTGGCCTCGCCGTACATCCGAATCAGCACCGGAGCATCCACGTCGCCGAGATTGACGATTTCCTGACTGACGGCACCGCCCTGCATCGCGAGGGGGAACAGGAGCGGCCAGCTCCACCCGCCGGAAGAGTAGAAGTAGAGCCCGACGTCCGCGATCTCGCGCCAGTTCGGGTAGGGCGCGTAGAACTCCACATCGGTCGTGATGATGCCTACGGAGGAGGGAGACGGAAGGTTGACGGAGAGGGGCTGACACTCGATCTCGAGCGGCGCATGGCCTGGCAGGGTGACGCGCAGAATGCCTAGCGCCTGTGTCTCGCCGGGTCGGACAGGCTGTCGAACGAGGGCACGGGCGAACGCGGCGCGCGCCGTCCAGAAAGCATCCGCGTCAGCGGCCTGGAGCAAACCCGTGACGGTGACCACGCGCGCGGGGGTATCCGTGTCGAGCAGGGTCTGGCCCGACTGTCCCGGGGTCTTGGTAGTCAGCGGGGAGACGGTGATCGGGCCGACCCCGTCGAGGGCCATCAACGTGATCGGATCGCCTGGGGTGGTGGTCCAGACCAAGGATGTCCCGCCGTCGGCCGGGAAGAACTCGACGAGGTAGCTCATCCTAGAACCCCAGAGCTAGGCGACGCTGCGCCCGGATGATCTGGCGCTCGACATCATCGTGAGTGACGCCATTGACGATCATCTGACCGATCAGGGGGCCGCTAGGGCTCGCGCCGGCCGAACCGCCAGCCGGACTACCGCCCGCCATGAGTTGGGCATGCGACTCAACCGCCGCGCCCTGTGGCAGGTAGACTCGCTCCCGACCCGCCTCGCCGACGTCATAGAAGCCGGCCTCCTGAACGTAGGGCGTACCCTCTGCAAAGCCGTAGGTGGTGGCGCCACTGCCAAATCCGCCTACCTGCGCCGGGACCTTTATCGTCTTGCTCAGCGCGGTATTGAGTACGTCCCAGACGCTGGAGGCGGCGGATTTGGCGGCTGCGAGTGCCGTCTCGGTAGTCATTCCTGCGAAGATGCCGCTCACGATGATTCCGCCCGTGGTGGCAGGAGGGGTGACGCCGGCCTCGATCAGGGCTTCTATGCCCTCAGCCGCTTCCTTGATCTCCGGGTTCTTCGATTTCAGCCCGGCAGCCAATTCGGCCATTGCCGCTTTGCCGAGCGGCTGGCCGCCCTCGACCAACTGTTGCAGCCGTGCCATCGCGTCGGCCTGCAACTGCTCGCACTGCGCCACCAGAACAGGGTCGCCGGAGGCCAGCCCGTCGGCCAGATTCTTGCTCGTCAGCGCCCCGATGATGTCCGCCTCTTCCATCATGGGAGTGCGGATGTTCTTCAGCCCCTCGACGATGTTGTTCCACTCGTTCGTCAGAACGTCGCGGTTCTTCTGAATGCCAGTTGCAATTGCGCCAGGGATCATGGTCGCGATCAGTTCGGCGTCGGTCGCAGCCTGGTCCACGTTCTTCGGGATGTAGGACGCCAGGTCGCTCGCGGCGGCGTCTACGCTCATGCCGCCCGCGTCGAGCTTGGCGATGATGTCCGGGGGGATGCCCTGCGCGAGCAACGAGAGGTTGGCCGCTGCCACCGACATGGACGTGGGGATCACGGCAAAGGTGCCATCCGTAGCCTGGCCGAGCGCCCCTTTACCCGCGAGGATCGCGTCGATGACGCGCTGCGGCACGCCCAGCGCGACCATCGCGGTAGCGGCGGCCTGCTGTTCGGCGGAGTACGGAATCACCATGAACGTCCCGTCGGCCGCTACCCCGAGAGTGCCTTTGCCCGCCTCCAGCCCGTCAATGACGGACTGCGGCACGCCCTTTGCGATCAGCTTCGTTTCGAGCGCGGCATCCGCGGCAGACTTCGGGATCAGGGAGAACGTGCCATCTGCGGCTACCGCTAGGGTGCCCTTACCCGCGTCGAGCGCATCGATCAGGTCTTGCGGCACGCCCATCGCAATCAGCGTTGCGTCAATGGCCATCTGTTCGAGCGACTTAGTTACGCCGTCCGACATTACGTCGGCCGCAGTCGTTACGGCAGGCTTGGCGTCCTTGAGCGCCGCGATCAGATCGGCAGGAACGCCCGCCGACTGGTATGCCGCGAGAACCCGGCTCTTTGTGAATTCGTCGGGGAGCGCAGCGAACGCCGCCACGGCAGCGGCTCGCGTAGCCGGGGTGTTACTGCGGAGGTTATCGTTGATTGCGTCCATTGCGCTCTGAGCAGAGGCAGCAGCCGCAGGTCCGATGTCGTCTTTTGTGAAGGCGTTTTGCACCGCGCTCGCTATGGCGAATACACCTACCCCCACCGCAAGTGGGATGGCGACCGCCAGAGCCACGCCAGCCAGGGTCCCGAGCGCCGTACCTGCCGCCGCCATCTCGGGGCCTTCGGCCGCTATGGCTCCAGCGACTTCTGGGCCGCCGGCCGCGATCGCGCCGGTCTCGGCCGCCACTACGGCTGCGCCTGTGGCCGCGCCTTCGGTAGTGCCTGCGACGATCCACGTCGGCAGTGTGAGCCCGAGTTGCTTGGCGATGATGGGGATGAGGGCCCCGCCGAGCGAGCCCAAGGAGCCCGCCATCTTCGGGCCGAGTTGCGAGGCAACCAGGAGGAGCGGACCGAACGACTGCCCAAACTCTGCGAGGGTGCCGCCGGCCTGATGCATCAGCAACGTGAAGCGGGAGCCCCAGGAGTCTTCGATCGCCTGAGCCGCTTTGTCCGTGGCATCGGTCGTGTCTGACGAGGACGTGGCGAAGTCATCCAAGCTCGTGATGCCCGGCTTGAGTGCGTCCGCCATCTGCGACCCGAGCCGCGTCCCAAACACCTTACCGGCCGCCTGCGCGCGCTCTAGCGGGTCCTGGATCGAGGAGATTTGCACGATGAGGTCGTTGAGCGTCTGGCCGGGCTTGAGGTTCTTGACGGCAGTCTGGAGGCCCAGCGCTGCCTTGCCCGCGTCGATGCCGGCCGAGGCGAACAGGTTGAGCAGGTCAACGCCGTCTTTCTCCGACATGCCCATCGCCTGCATCGCGGGAGCGATCTTCTGCAGCGCCGTCTGCATGTCGCCGATGACGGTGCCGTACTTCTGGTGGCTGGCCACGAGCTGGTCCATGATCGTGCCGGCGTCGTTGGCTGTCAGGTTCCACGCGTCGGTATCCATCTTGAGGTTGTGGACAGCATCGGCAGACTGTCCGGTGGCCTCTTCGTACTTCGCGAACTTCGCGGTGAGGTTGTCTGCCGCCTGGCCTTGCAGCCCGAAGCCGCTGATGACGCCTGCCAGCGATTGCTCGACCGCATCCATCGACAGGAGACTGGTCTTGTAGATCTGGTCGATGGCGTTGCCCTGCTCCTGGAGGGCGGAGCCGGAGAGGCCCGTATCGGCGGCCAGCTTTTGGGTCGCCTCGCCAAGCGCCGCAGCCTGCTGACTCGCGATACCGAACGTCGCACCCAGCGCAGCGAGGCCCGCTGTCTTGAGGGCCTTGTTCAGGTTGTCAGACAGCGTCTCGCCGACGTTCTGGCCGCTCTTGGAGGCGAGCGCGGTGGCTTGCGCCTCGAAGCCCGTGCCGTCGAGCGTTAGGCGAATCGCTGCGAACACATCGGCGAGTGCGGCCGTGGCCTAGCTCCCTTCTGCCTTGCGGGTACGCATGTTCCGCGGGTACCTGGCAGCGAGCGCAGCCACTTGCGCACGGCCCTTGGCTAGATCGCGGACCGGCTCAGCGGCGTCCGGCAGATACCACGGACGCGGGTACGTGGGCAGCTCGGTGTAACGTCTCGGCGGCTGAACCGTCAGGATGTACAGCGGGGCGACGGCCTCACGGACCCCATCGCGGACGGCCACGAGCATCTCAGTCATGCGGTCGCGTCGGTCCTTCTCGCGCTCCGCCTGGTCTTTCGTCCAGAGGAGGGCGACTTGGGAGTCAGTGTATCGCTCGTCGAGCTCGGTAGGACCAATGCGCCAGTGGACAAGCGCGAACCGATAAAGCTCACCTGGCGTGAGGCTACGGCCTCGATCAGACTCATCCCCAGCAGCGGGGCCATGCCCGCCAGGACTAAAGGGGAGAAGACTTCCTCACAGATCGCGTCATAGAGCACGCGGATTTCGCGGTCTGTGGCGTGATTGTCGAGCCAGTCTCGGCCGCCGAACGTGGCGACGTGGTACGGCTCACCATCCTCGTCGCGCGCCTCGTCATAAGCGACGATCATGTCGAGCAGCACGTCGCCCGTGAGTTCGGCCGCCTCGCCGAACGACTTTCCGAGGTCTTCGGCGGACTTCTCGGCGGCCATACGCTCCCGCCAGAGAGCGCGCCATTCGCGCGCCCCCCTGCGGGGTAGGACCGGTAGCCGGCGAGCTACGCCGGCTACCGTGACGGGGAGGACGGCCGCCATGACCGTCCCCTCCTGTTCCGGGGTGAGGTTGTCAGCGTCCATGGGTTACGGGGTCAACCGTTCCCAGGACCACGGCGCGAGCGTCGGGTCGGCCGCCAGGACGTGGCCGGTGAACGTCACCGAAGTACCGGCGGGCGATGCCTCCCCGAACGAGACATCGAACGTGCCATCGCTCAGGGCGTTGAAGATCGTGACTACTGCGGGCTCGCCGTCCGGGCCAACGGCCTGGAAAACGAAGTCCTTGTATGACGCGACCGGGATCATCCCGACGCGCTGCTGGAGGATGGTGGTACCCGCGTCGTTGACCATGACCACGGCATCGCCGGAGTCGTGGGCTCGGATCAGGGGCGTGGTGAGGTTGAGCGTGAGCCCGGAGACGTAGGTGCCGACCTTGACGATCTCGGTCTCCAGCGCATCCCCGACCTTGAGGTAGCTGCCGGTGGCAACGTTGGTAGCCGCCGTCACGACGATAGACGTGGCCCCCAGGGCCGCATCGGCCGAGAGGGTCGTCGCGAGGCCGGACGGGCTCGTGGTGGCAGCCGTGCCGACTACCGGGGTGATGTTGTGCAGGATCATCTGCAAGACCGCGAGCGACAACTCGTTGAGCGTCACGGTCGCCGATGCCACGCTCTCGTTGAGGCGGGACAGGCCAGCGACGTCGGCCGCTGCGCCCATAGGCCGATAGCCGACCACGGTTTCCTTGATGGTGACCTTGGCGGGCTGATCGCTCGGGCCCAACGGCGTGCCGCCGAATGACTGAGCTGTCGGAGGTCCGAAGATGTAGCTTGTGCTGTCTATGGTCACGGTACGTTCTCCTGTCGTGCTCCGGAGGGGATAAACGGGCGGGCGGAACTACCCAAAGGCCGCCCTCCCTCTGGTGTACAATGAGCGTGTCGGCAGTTGTGTTGCCGCTTTCTCATGCCCCTTCGTCGGACACAACCCGGCGAGGGGGCTATCCATGTGGAGACCACGGTGCCCTTCGACAAGAAGGCTTACAACGCGGCATATCGAGCGGCATACCCCGAGAGAATGCGGGCCGCCAGCGCGCGATGGGCCGCCAATCATCGCGCAGAGAACCGGGCTTGCAGCGCGGCTTACCATGCGTCTCACCGTGAGGAGGACGCGGCCTACGCCCGAACCTATCGAATGGCCCACATTGACGAGGTTCTGGTTTCCGACCGGTCCTATGCCGCTGAACGTCGCCCGGCACACCGGGCCGAAGCAAGGGCCTATGCCCTGGCCTATCGGACGGCGCACCCCGAGAAGGTGAAGGCCGATAATCGAGCCTATGCTGACGCCCATCGCGAAGAGATAGCGGCGTACCAGGCGGGCTACCGAGCGGCACATGCCGACGCGGCCCGTGAGCATTACCGGAAGGCCAAAGCCATCCGCCGGGGGGCCGCCCTGTGCGACCATCCGGGCTGTCTGACCATCGGGCCTGACGCTCTCGCCTGGCAGACCAACCCGCATGTCTGCCACCTGTGCGGTACGCCCGTCTGGCGTGGTGTGAACCTCCACATGGATCACGTCGTGCCGATCTCTCGGGGAGGTCTGCACTGCGCCGACAACCTGAGGCCGGCATGCGGTCCGTGCAACGTGCGGAAGGGCGCCCGGGTGGCGTGACACTGGCTGGTTACTCCTGCTCTGTGACCGGCTCGGCCGGGGCTTCGATGGGTTCCGGCTGCGCCGGCTTGTGCCGCCTTACGGGTGGCTGAACGATGGGAGACGCCTCGCGCGTCAGCCGCTCGTATTCGGCGATGGCGGCCTCGCCGGCCGCTTGCTCCGCTTCCTGTGCCGCGGCCTGTGCCTTCTGACGTGCGGCTCGGCCATTCCAGAGAGCTACATTTCCCTTGTACGTCATGGCGGCTCCACTCATGTGATTGCGTCGATGGTTGTGGGGAATTTGACGACCAGCTGCCAAAGAGGCTGGCCGGTTCCGGTTGGGGGGTAGGGGTCGTGATCGATCCCGCCCGAGATGACCTGGCTGTGCCAGATGCCCAGCCCTGACGCGGCCTTGCGGGCCCCGACGTTGCGGAAGACCGCCTCTGCCAGCATCCCAAACGCCTCAGCGTCGGCGTAGGTCGTGCCGTAGAGCCGGACGTACAGCGTCACGTCCCGGATGGGCATATGCGGGATGGGCGGGCCATCGCCCCAGGACACGACCACGAACCGCTGGAAGGGGGTCTTGGAGTCGCCCGCTGCCGGCTCGTGTGCGCGGATCCGGTTGGCGCATGTCGAGCCCACGGCGGCCCGCAGTTCGGCGATCGCGGCAGCGATTGGGGAGAGCGCTTCGGCGGTCATGGCTGCCCCCAGGTGTACAATGTGCGGGACGGCAGGCTTGGTGCCGGTTTTCTATGCCCCGTCTTCGGCCAAGCCCCGGAGGCGGGGCACTCCATATCGGAGAGGCTGTGAGAGACCCCGCAGAGCAGAAGGCGTACGACGCGGCTTACCATGCGGCGCACCGCGAGCAAGACAACGCCCGGAGCGCAGCCTATGGCGCCAGCCACCGAGCCGAGAAGAAGACATACGACGCGGCCTATCGTGCGGCGCATCATGACGAGCGAAGGGCATACGACGCGGCCTATGCCCACAGGGACCCGCCGGCGAGGAAGGCGTACTCGGCCGCCTATTACACCGCCCACCGGGCTGCTCTTCTCGCGTCCGCCAACGCCTACCGTCTGGCCCATTTGGAGGAAGAGCGAGCGAACCACCGCCGCTATCATGCCGCGCATCGGGAGAGGGCCAACGCCCGGCGCAGCGACCATTACGCGATGCATCGCGAGGGCCTGAGGCCTTACTTTGCCGCTCGCTACATGGCGCACCGTGAGGAGATCAAGGCCTACGGCGCTGCGCGTTACGCGGCGCATCCCGAGAAAAGCAAAGCCACCACGGCCGCTTGGCGAGCCGCCCATCCAGACGAGGCGCGCGAACGGGACGGTAGGCACACCGCGCAACGTCGCGGCGCTGTTGCGTGCGAGCATCCGTCCTGCCTCGCTATCGGTCCTGTAACCCTCGCCTGGCAGACCAACCCGCATGTCTGCCACCTGTGCGGTACGCCTGTCTGGCGCGGCGTGAACCTTCATATGGACCACGTCATCCCGATCTCTCGGGGCGGGCTGCACTGTGCCGACAATCTCCGGCCAGCGTGCGCGTTCTGCAATCTGAGCAAGCACAACCGGGTGGCGTGAGCCGGTCATCCTGGCACCGCCCGAAGCCGCTTAGAAATCGACGGCAGGATGCATTTCTCGGCACCGCCTATAGCTCTGGAGAAAGCGGGCAGAAGCGTAGGGTGCGCCACTTCATGGATCGTGCCGAGTTCGGCGAAGTGCGCGATGGGCGAGTCGACCATGACGAACCCGACCACCTGATCCGCCGGCGTCACGGCACCCTTCGGCTTGTTGCCGGCCGCGGTCCGCTCCCCGGTGCCAGCCACGAGCTTGCCAGCGGCATACACCGCGACACGGCCGCAGTCAGCCATCATCGGCACGCCGCGCTCAGAGGCCGTCTGCGGGTCGCGCGGAGCGTTGGCGGCGTAGTCGTCGCGGACCTGTTCGAGCATCTCTTCTACGCCGTCAACCACCCCGGCGTACAGCGCATCGACGGCGGCGCGGTTGTAGGCGATGGTCACCTCTCTGCGCGTGACCGTGCGGAACGTGGTTCCGGGTGCCTTGACGACTTCGCCGAATGCGGAAGTAGCCATTACGCGGCCCTCCGAATGTGGCTAATCTGCTTGACATTCTCTCTACGCTGGCGTAGTATTCTGGAGTCAAGAGAAGCATCAACCGGAGACGAACCGATGCACGGCAAGATGATCAGCGACATGACGAACGGATACGGCGTCCGCATCCAGACCTTCGATGACGGGTCCTCCGCAGTCGTGGTAGACGAAGCGACCGCCCTCCGCCGGGAGCGCGCCACCCTCGCCTTCAAGGTCCGCGTCAACAAGGCTCTCGGTGTGGCATCCCCGAAGATGGAAGCCCGCATCGCTGAACTGTCCCGGTGAGCGACAGGCCGCGTCTGCTTGACCTGTTCTGCGGAGCGGGCGGCGCGGCGATGGGATACAGCCGTGCCGGGTTCGAGGTGGTCGGCGTGGATATCAACCCCCAGCCGCACTACCCGTTCGAGTTTCACTTGGCCGACGCCATGACGTGGCCACTGGACGGTTTCGACGTGATCCACGCCAGCCCGCCATGCCAGGCGTTTACCGCTCTCAAGACGATGTACAACGCGAAGCCGCACATCGACCTGCTCACTCCGATGCGCGAACGGCTTGTGGCATGGGGCGGGCCGTCGGTAATTGAGAACGTGGCAGGAGCCCCGATGGCCGACTATATCCGTCTCTGCGGAACGTCCTTCGGATTGGGAACGGGGGAAGCTGAACTTCGCCGCCATCGGTGGTTCGAGGTCAGGCCCGAGCCGCCCTTCCCGCAACCGCAATGCGTCCACGGGGGCCGGTTGGTGATCGGCGTCTACGGCGGACACGGGCGCGACCGCCGCCGGATGCGGCCCGCAACCGTTGGGGTCTATGGCAGCGCGGGGGGAACGTGCGTCCGTGACGGAACGCAACAGTTCAGTACCGCCGAGCGGGCCGAGGCAATGGGCATCGACTGGATGACCGGCAACGAACTCTCGCAGGCCATCCCCCCGGCCTATACCGAATGGATAGGTTGCCGACTGCTGGAGGCTATCGCATGACCCTGATCGAAGCCGCCCAATCGCTTGGAGTGACCGCCGACACCTTGCGCCAGCAGATCGCCAACGGGAGACTACGTGCGCGGAAGGTCGGGCGAGACTGGACCGTGACGCCGCGTGAGGTCGAGCGGTATCGACGGGAGTCGCGGCGTGGCTGAGGACCCCGCGAAGGTCAAGGCATACCACGCGGCATACCATGTCGCGCATCGAGAGGTACACAACGCTCGCAGCGCGGCTTACCAGACTGAACATCAGGAAGACCACGCCCGCCGCAGTACCGCTTATTACGCAGCGCATCGAGAGGAGTGCTCGGCTCGGGTTATCGCTTACCGCTTGGCCCACCCTGAAGCCGACCGTGCCTACCATGCGGCGCACCGAGACAAACGCAACGCTCAGACCAGAGTCTGGTCCACCGCCCATCCTGACCAGCGCCGCGAACAACACCGGAAGGCCACGGCTATCCGGCGTGGTGCCCCGGTCTGCGACCATCCGAGCTGTCTCACTCTCGGAGCATCGGCGCTCGCCTGGCAAGTCAATCCCCACGCCTGCTACCTCTGCGGGACGCCCGTCTGGCAAGGCGTGAACTTGCACATGGATCACGTCATGCCGATCTCTCGGGGAGGGCTGCACTGCGCCGACAATCTCCGGCCCGCCTGCGCGCCGTGCAACATGCGGAAGCATGCCAAGATAATCGCAGCGTAGTACGGTCATCACGCCACCTTCGTAAGGGTCAATTCCAAATGATGGCCCGCACCGGCGCCGTCAAAGATGCCCGTGATATCGAACCTCACGCCGTCCATCTCAATCCAGTCGGCCGTGGTGAGCCCGGAGAGCGGCCAGACATACCCGCGGTGAGTCGAAACCACGGCCCCGCCCTGGCTGAACAGCGGCACCTCGCGCGCCGTCAGCGGGCGAATCCGCCCATCGACGGTCGCAACTGTCTCTTCCGCGAGGACCGGTTGATACATCCCGTCAAGCGCCGGGGTGCCAGCGCCGTCGACCTCGCGCACCTGGTCCCCGGAGTCGTGGGGCAGCATCAGCGGCGTGACGAGCGCCACGGTGAGTCCGGAGACGTAGGTGGCGACCTGGGCGATCTCCGTCTCGCCGACGTCGCCGATGCGCAGGTAGCGGCCCGTGGCGACGTGTGTGGCGGCCGCCACGGCGACAGTGAGCGCGCCGGGCGCAGTGTCCGCGGTGAGCAGGGTATTCGCCCCACCGACCGTCTCAGCGTCGCTGGAGAGGACAGGTGCCAGCCGCTTGATGACGAGGGTGGCGTTTAGGAGGCTGCTGAAGCTCATCCGGTCGCCCCGATCCGGTCATCCTCGGACGAGGTTCGGATGCGCATGGTGCCCTTCGGCAGGTGCGTCATAAGTGAGCGGATCAGCGCCTTGCGCGGGTCGATTTCTCCAGGCCCCGGCCGGAGGTGCTTGGCGTAGCTGTAGTCGCCGATATGCTCGGCCTGGTAGCCCGATTCGGTCATGGTCATCCGGCAGAGTTCGATCACGACGCGGATTACTTCCAGTTCGTCGTTCGGCGTGTAGGTGACCTCGACCAGCGGGCCATTCCAGCCTCCGGATGCCCGTTCCACGAGCGTCCCCTGACGCAACAGGCGGATATCACCCGCCGAGATGGTCACGCCGTTGTCTACAACTGTCACGGCGTCCGTGGGGCGAAGCAGGCCAAGCGGTCCGAGACGATCGTTCATCATCCAGAACGCCGCATAACCGGAGCGGTCCGGCTGCATCGCCACGGTGTCGATATAGAGCCCCATCTGGGCTGGGTCGCCGATGTAGTACGCCTGCGTCCGGGAACCGGAGAGGTCGGTGATCTGCCGCGCGAGCATCGCCTCCTCGCGATTGATCACATCCTGAATGTCCGCGTCGGCCATCGGTTGCGCGGGTGATACCAGCGCCTTGACCTGTGCGAGGGTCGTCAGACTCGTCATCGCGGCCACTCCCATTCGATCCTGTCGCGGACCACGATCTCGTGGCTGCCGTTGTTATCGCCGAGCGGACCCCACGTCGTCAGGAGCGCATGACCCGCGAGCATGTCCGGGACCTTGGCGATGCGGATGCCAGCGGCTTGGAGTCGTTCGCCGAATTCGATGTCGAGGCCGCCGTACTTCCACGCCTCTTTGACGACTTCCTTGACTGTCTTCACATCCCCGAAGTGCCACGTCACGGTCTGCTGACCGGTGGTGAACCACGGCCGTGGAAGCGCCTCGAAAACCCTACGGGAGATGAGCGTACAGCCGAACGGCGCCCATTCGAGGATGCCATCCTTGTTCGGTCGGGGTACGCATGGCCAACAGCCGGGAGACTTGGCGCCCCCGTCTCCGCTGTCAGCGCGTTTCGGGACGGTCCAGCCCTTCGGATAGCCAACGGGGTAATCGACACAAGCGACAGGAGTTTTGAGTTTCAAGAGAGCCACGAGCGCATCCGACGGTGGCACCATGTCCTCTTCCAAGAGAAGCAGGAAGTCGGCACCCGTTTCCATCCCCATTTCGACCACGCGCTCGTGGCTCTCTGGGATTGGGAGATCATGCGTCAGGAGCCAGCCACGCGAAACGTGACCGGCTCCCACCGCTTGCTCGACGTTTGCCATGACGGCCTCGACGGTCCTGGAGTGAACCAGGCCGCGCGAGGGCGTCAGGGCAACGAAAGAGGACACGAACTACTCGTGAGGATCGTTGATGCCGGGAGGCGTGCTGGAGATCACGACCCCAGACGCATCCTTGACGTTGGTAACGCCCTCGGTGGTGACCGTGGTCGTCCCGCCGTCCTTGTTCACTGTCGTCCCGGAGATTGGGGCCGCCTGCGGGGGCTCCAGCGGCGGCACGACCGCGTTGCCAGCCGGGGGGGCGGCGTCGATTGCCGTCCGTCCGACCTGTGGTGCGAACCCAGCCGGACCGTTCTGCCTCGGGTCTGTCGGGATGGTGAGGGAGGCGACGGCCTCGATGGTGACGGGCTTGGGGACGAACGGTCCCGGCACGTCGGCGGCGTTGACCGCATCGACCTGGGCCTGTGTTTCGGCTCCGGGGAGGTCCCCCGGACCCTTGGACTGGTTCTTGGCCATCGGAATGCTCCTACTCCTCTGGGGAGGGCTTTGGGGTTGGCTTAGGACTTGACGAGAACGACGTGGTTGGTCCGGAGCGCCTTGACGCCGTACAGGATGTCGAAGCCCGCCCGGACGGCCCGGTCGACCATCGAGTAGTAAATCTGGAAGCGCAGGCTGATCCCGCTCTCCGGGTCTTGCACCTGCGCCTCGCGCACGCCCGAACTCGCGAGGGCGGGCATGAACGGACGTGAGGCGAATATGAAGCCGTTGCGAGCCAGGGCCAGGTTGTTTGTCGAGGTTAGGACCGACGTGGAACTGGTCGGGGTGAGCTGGCTGACGTAGAGGTCGAAGCCGTAGAGCGAGCCCATGCTGCCCTCTGCGACCGCGCCAGGCTTGGCGAACGCGAAGTAACTTTGGAGGGTCGTGTCACTGAGAAGCGCGATCTCGTCCTTCGTGCTCAAGACGAGCGAGCGGCCGACCTGCGGGACCTTGGCGTCGTTCATGGCCTTCCGAGCCGCGCGGATCGTTGCGGCCGTGATGTCCACGCCATAAGTCCCGACGGTCGTGACGCCGTTCGTGTTCCAGAGCGCGAACAGGTCAGCTTCCAGGCCCTCCACGAGGGCGATGACCGATCCCTCGATGTATCGGTCGATGAGGTCCGGGGCACCCTGCGCCGTCTGGGCTCGGGCGACATCCTCGACAAGCCAGTCAACGTAGGCGTGCTGATCGAGCACGACGGGGACCGTCGCCCCGCCCACCGGCAACTGGAGCGTCGTCGGGGTGTCGGCCGTCTTCTTGTTGGCCGTGAACGTTCCGGGATACGGAATGTTGAGAGTCTTTCCCCGCCAGCCAGCCTCGAAGTCCGTGTCACGGGCGACGAGCTTGCTCAGGGTGATGTTGGCTCGCAGGATGTCGAGCGCGCGCTGCGCCCAGATCTGCGGAATGAACCCCGCGGTATCCGCGGTGCTAGTGAGAATGGCCCCTGTCGGCATGGGATCTCCTTAGATCACTTTGGGTTGTCATCCACGACCCGGCCGTCACGCAGGGCCTGCATGATCGCGGCTTGGTTAGCCACGTAGAACGCGCGATCGTTGAGCTGGGATGCCCGGAACGTTGGGGCGCTACCGAGTGCGGTAGGGCTTCCGGCATCCCAAGAGCCGGGGCGCTTGCCGCCGAACAACTCGGAGTAAGCGGTCTTAGCCTTGCTCACTTCCTCATTGAGACCGGCCACGTTTCCGTCCTCATCGACCGCCAAACTGGCGAATGCGGGGGCGTTGGCGAGGAGGTCGGACTTTGTGCATCCGGCGGCCGCGAGTGCCGCCTTCACTTCGGCCCTGCGGACCTTCGCGTCGGCTTTCACCATCGCTTCGGACGCGCCCTCTGCCTTGGCCTTGGCGACTGCCTGCTCCTGCTCCGACTTGCCGGCGAGTTCGAGAGCGGCCAACCTGTCGGTCAGCTTCTTGAGTTCGCGTTCAGCAGTCTTGCGAGCGTCGCGCTCTTGCTGGAGGGCTTGCTTTCCGCCTTCGCCAAGCGCTTCGGCGGTCCCCGTCGCGGGTTCCGTCTCCGGCGCGGCCGGTGGAGTCTGGACAGGCATCGCACCTGTCGCGGCGGGGATCGCCCCCGCGGGAGTGGTCGTTTCACCCATGGTAATTCGCGTCCTTTCGGGATGCAAGGGTCTTTTGGCGATACATCTAAGCCAGTTCTAGCTCTCTCGCCGAGATTTTCTCGGTCAACTCGGCGACCGTGCCGGAGCCCTTTAGCCCGAGTTCCTTCGCGCGCTTGACCAACTCGGCGCGGGCGGCCAGGCCGGCGGCCGGTGCCTTAGGTGCCTTTTCCTGTTTTCCAGGAGCCAGGCCTAGACTCTTGGCTAGTTCGGCGTCTTCCTCGTATGTCTCGCCCAATCCGTCGTCCATGACCATCGCGCCGATCTTCCATTTCGCCATTTCGGTGCCTACTCTTTCTTGTGCGCTTCTGCCCTGAGCGTCTCCTGTTCGTAATCCCAGGTGGTTTCGACTGTGGTCACGAACCCGGCTGCTTCGATGGCCGCCCGGAAGGTCGCCAGACTCCAGCCGGTCTTGTGGAACTCGCCCTCGTGAGCCTGATTGCCGAAGATGATCTGTTGCGCCCATGTCTCGCCGGGATGGTCGAGCCAGTAGCGGCACGCATAGTCCAGATTCGGGACTTGAATGACTGCCGTACCGCCCGGACGGAGGACACGGAACCATTCGGCCAGCGTCGGGGCGACTTGCGCGAGCGGAACGTGCTCCAGGGCGTGGCTCGACCAGATCTCGTCAACCGAAGCGTCGGCCAGCGGCAGAGCCCACATCTCGGCCCGAATGTCCGCCCCGGTGAAGGCGTCCACCGTCTTGAAGTCCGAAGCGTGCCGGATCGGGCCGGCGCCTATGTCGAGTTTCACTTCGGCGGGGCGTCCGGGGCGCCTGTCGCGGCCATCATCGGCAGACCGTTGCGGCCGCCTCCAGCGGCCGGCGGCATGGCGTCCATCGCCATCGGATCGGGGTTAGCCGTCGTCACGATAATCGGAGGCGGGGGAGGTTCGGCAGCCTTGGCCGCTGCGATAATCTGCTTCGCCCGTTCGATCTGCTGCGGTGTCAGGCCCGCCATCTCCCAGAGCATCTCTTCCGGCACGCCGAGCGAGCCGAGCTTGACCAACGAGTCCACATGGGCGGCCTCGTTGCGGCTCTCCGGGTCGCGCCAGATCGTCTCGGAGTCCATGATCTTGCCGCGGGGGTCGCCCCTGACGAGGAAGCCGAGGCGGATGACCTCTTCCCAGCCCTCGCCGAGGAACCGCTGCTTGCGCTCGGCCTTGCGCGTCAGACCTGTCTCGGAGGCAGCCAGCGATTCGCCGGACGGAAAACTGCCCTGGCCGCCCATGAAGTAGTGCGCCGGTGTGCGGGTTTCGGACGCGATGTGCATGACGACGAGTTCAATCGCCTGCCGATAGTTGTCGAGGTCCGTGACCTCGAACTCGCCGAACTTGACGTTCGGGTTCTCCTCGGCCCAGAGTTCGCCGGCGCCTGCCTTGTACGGCTCGACTGCCTTGCCGGTGTCGGGGTCAACTTCCAGCTCCAGCCCGACGGCGTACCTCTGGCGGTAGGCCGCGAACTCGGACGCCACGAGCATGTCGAGGAAGAGCTTGTTCAGGGCGTTCTGCTTGGGGATCACGTCCCGGATCTCTGAGACGCCCGGACCCCGCAGGCGCGGCCGGTTGACCAGCGGGACGACAGGCACGACGCCGAGCGGGTTTGCCAGCGGCCACGTCTCGCCGGAGACCTCTCGCGGGATCAGCCCATAACGGCCGACCGTTCGTGTTGCGGTAGTTCCTCCCTTGGCTGGCTTCGTGCGCCATTTCTCGATTGAGTCGGGCAGATAGAGGGTGAAGCAGACAGACCCATCGTCCTCACCCCATCGCTTCAGCGCGGCCAGTCGATCGCCACTGCATCGATCGACCCCGACCGCCATTTCGAGCGCGTCCTGGACGGTGAACTCGGCCTTCGTGTCGTCCTCTTCGTCGGGTGAAACGAGGATCGAGCATTGACCCTTGACGAGGGCCTCTGTGTGGGCGATCTGGGACCACGCATCCATGCCGTTTTCCTGCCACATCCGCCAGGCATCATCGTCGGCTTCGAGGTCCGCGCCCATGCGGAACCCCTCCACGTCGAGCCGTTCCTCGACGGCATCCACCACGAGGCCGCAGAAGTTGTCCGAGAAACCGGCGAACAGGTTGCCGAACGCGGCGCGGTACTTGGCGCCGGCATAGAGCATCGGATGCTTGCCCTGGTAGTAGTCGTCAAACCGCTGCATCGGAAACGCCCGGTCGTCCAGCTCGCGCGAGAGACGGTTCATCCACCATTCGGGCGAATAGACCGTGGCAGAGGTGGAGATAATCGGGGCGCCCGTCATGTCAATCATCGATCGTCTCCTCAGAAGCTCGCGTGTCGGTAGATTTTCTTGATGGTCGGTGGCTCAGAGGCGAGCCACACTGCCCGGATCGCCGCGAGCGCGGCAGTAATCGGTCGGTCGTCATTACCGCGGACGGCTTGGAAACTGCCGGACTCGTCATGCTCCTTGCGGGCCGTCCAGACAAGGTCGTTCGTGACGGCTGCGCAATCCGTCCACTTCACCTTCCCGGCCTCGACTGCCGTCACGAACCGCGAAGAGGCGTTGGCGTACTGCTGTCCGGCGATCGCTTCCGACTTCGGGAAGAACTTGGCGAGCACGGCGTCGGTGAGGGGGTCGAAGCCGACATCGACCACGCCGTACTGTGTCGCGGCGATGCGTAGGTCTGCCCCTAGCTTGTCCGTATCGATCGGGTTGCCCGGAACATCGAAGAGGAGTCGGAGGCCGGTCGTTCCATCCGCCCGGGGCCAGGCAATCGCGGCACTGGCGCGCTGGCCGCGCGGGTCGAGCGCAATCCCCATGAACGCCTTGGTCGGGATCTCGACTTCAGTCTCGCCGAGCTTCCACGCGGCCTCGCTGACGAGGCGTTCACGTATCGAAACGACCCAGCGGCAGAGGTGCTCCACTTCGAAGATTGAGAGCGTCCCGGCAAGCTTGTTCGAGAGGTACTCGGATTCGAGGTTGCCGAAGACCGAACCCATACCCTCGGGCTCGTGTCCCATCGCGGGGTTCGCTTCGGCCCACCCTTTGACATCATCTGCGGGGAGTGAAGGGGTCGCCGACCATTCGAGATACGCGAGTCCGGGGTCTTTGTCGGCCCTATCGCGGAGCGCGTTCAGGACGACGCTCTGCTCGTCACCCGCGTTCGAGAGGTAGAGGATCTGCGGATCAGTGGAAGCAATCGTCGTGGGTTTTGCGGCGGCGATGAAGTCCCACGAGTCGAACTCGCGCAGTTCATCAATGATGACGAGGTCGCGGGACGGCCCACGAGCGCCGCCTCGGGTCGGGGCGACGATGCTGTAGACGCCGCCGTTCGAGAGCCGGATTTCCTCCTGGCCGTTGGCGTAGCGAGGCTTGGTCTGGCGGTCGTTGCGCAGCGGAAACAGGACGTTGTCCTGCTCCCACATGATGTCCGCCACGCGGTAGAAGATGTCCCGCGGCAGTGAGCGGTCCTGCGCCGTGTGCATGATCCGCTTGCCCTCGCGGAGACGCTTGACGATCAGCGGAACAAGGATTTCGGTCTTGCCGTTCTGCCGGGCAACGACGATCGCGACCTCGCGGAAGAGATGCCGGCCGTCCCGCCCCGTGGCTTCGAGGTAGCGCGCTGCAGACACCTGCCAGGACATGAGCGAGATGCCGACGCCGACCGCGGTCTCGCGGAACGCGGCGAGGTCGGACTTCGCGGGGGTCGGGGGTGAGACACGCGGCTTGGCGCGTCCCTTCGGCGATGCGACTACCGGCATGGCGAGCATCAGGCCGCCCGCCACTCAGCGGCGGTGGCAGCGTAGGCGGCGCGGCGTTCAGGGGTAAGCGCCCTCACTTGGTGTAGTCCTTCACGACGACGGACGAGTCAGTCGGCGGCCCCATGCGGGCCGGAGCCAAACCGCCGCCCTGAACCTGACGCGCGGCTAGGACTTCCGCGTCGGTCATCAACGAGCCACCCTTGATGAGGTTGCACGCGCGGCAGAGCACACGCATATTCTTCGGGTCAAAGACGGGACCGCCGAAGTGCCGCGGGACGATGTGGTCAACGTGTTGCGGTCGGTCGGTCGAGCCGCAGATCTGGCACTGGTTGCGGTCGCGGCGGCGGACGAACTGGGCGAGCCTCTGATAGCTCCGCGTGCCCAGAGGCTTAGCGGCGACCATTAGGGGCTCCCGGTGGTGCATAGAGTGGAGTGCATAAACGCGCCGCCGACCTGATACCGAGTGGATAGCAGGGCGTGGAAGCTCGGGGGAGAGAGAAAACGGAAGG